ACAGGGTGCCCGTTACTGAAACTGTATGCAGTTGTATTCCCGGTTGATCTCCGTGATTCCAAGAAACCACGAATCCATCAACAGCTTTCCCTGTTCTGACAGGCGATCCCACCGGATGTCTGCATCTCCACTGCTTAATTCCGCCCGTATCTTGTCCTGCGTCAGATCATGCAGTGAATTGACCAGGTTGCAGGTCAGTGCGGATACCGCCGCACATGCACGGTCAGCACCGCTCTCGGAATGTGTCCCGGCGTGACCGGTCATCCGGATACTGTGCTCCGTCATTTTAATGGTTATCATGCTTTTCTCACCGCCTTTCTACGGATAACCGTCTGCCGTTGAACTGTACCGTGTCGCCGATCTGTGCCACTTCATCGCCAATCTTCACCCCCTTCAGTTCTGCGTGTCCGTCTTTGTCCCGGTATAAGAATTTGATCGTTGTGTAATTGATCCGGCTCGCCAGCCAGTTCGGTGCAAGCCTGTCTGCGTCTTTTGTGACTGTGTAATGTTCTATCATTCCACAAACATCCAGTCATCTGCCAGCATATCAGCCTGAGAAGCGAGCCAGCCCATCTGTACACCGGAAGTCCCAACGAACGCCACCGCCATGTTGCCAATTGCATCATGCTCGCAGTTCACAATTTCTCCGTTTTGTGTTTTGTAAGAAATACCTGTTGCAAGCTGAATATACTGATTCTTACCATTCCAGCCTTCACGCTTTACTTTCTTACCTCTTTTCAGATATTTAATGGCTTCGCCAAAAGAAAACGTTGCTTTGCCGCCAAGTTCAGGGCAATTTGTTTCATCTGCAATAATCCATTCTTCTGAAACAATATTACTAAGCGTATATTCAACTCTCGCTGTTTTTCTGATATCCATCTCAATGCCATCTTTTGTATGTATGATGATTGTTTTTCTGTTACCATCCCAGTACCAGTAACCGCCCCAGGATGGAAGTTTCACTTTTTCTCCATGTTTCATCAACTCAAATGCTTTCGAAAATTTCATGTTCTTATCCTCGCTTTCTTAATACAGTGTTGATTTATTTAATTCTTCCACCAGTTCCCTCTCACGTTCTGAAAGTTCATAACAGATGGCATCCTCTGCCTGCTTTCTGGCATTTTCTGCTGCCTGCTTTTCTGCATTCTGCTTCCTGGCTGCTGCCTGATCTGACAGCAGAAGCCCTGCCCCGTAAATCTCTTTTTTCATGGCTCTCTGGGCGTCCAGGCTTCGCACAAGCTGGCATTCTTCACGCCTTACCCTGAAATGTACGCCGTAGCGTGCCATTTTCTGCATCATGGCAGCGGTGACGATATGATCCGGATAATCATACTTTGACAATTTCCGTGCATTTTCCTGTTTCAGCTTTTCCACTGTATCATTTACCAGCCGGGTCAGATCCGGTGATGTCTCCGCTACCGTTTCCGGTTCGAAGCTGGTAATAAACGATGTTCTCACAGTTGCCCCGTTTTCGTACACGATCGAACAGTCACACACAATGTGGTTCATTCTGTCCCAGGTAGTCTTGCCGGATAATGCCGTGAGTGACGGGGCAAACAAAAAGAACGGGATGCCCCGTTCCAGATAAAATTCACATATATTTTTCAGGATGGAAAAAGGCGGGTTGTCCACCACCACACATCCCGGCGGGTACTCGTCTTTTTCGTAATCGCCGCCCGGCCAGAATGGGCGGATCACGTTCCCAGGATCGATATTGTAACGTTTGCAAACCCAGTCCTTTATGACGTTGTATATTTCCGGCGGTGTATAGCAGTCGTCTGTCGTTTTCTTCGGTTTGAATTTTTCGACAAATTCTTCGTAAGTTTTGCTTTTTATGTTTCTCACCTCCTTAAAAATGGGTACAAAAATACCACCAGTCGAAAGACCAGTGGTAAAACTACGGAACTAATTCCGTTATTCCCTTTGCTGCTTTATATAACCTTTGCATGATGCTGTTTTCGCTCAGATATTCAAGACCTTTTAAAGTGATACGGATGTCATCGATATCCACACTTGTTCCACCTGCTACATATTTCTGTATCTTTACCCCTTTTATATATCCTGCGTCCAACAACATTTCCATGTATTTATTCCAACGTTCATCAGAAATCTTCAATACTTCCGGGCTGATGCTGTCCGGATTAAATTTCTCCAGATCCATGGATCTTTCCAGTGTAAAAAGTATTTTGTAAATGATTTTGAAATTGTCCATAAGCATCACCCATCATAGCTTTTCAGCTTCCACAATTCGACTTTCGAGCGGATAAATGCAATATCCTTCTCCAGAAGCTCTCTTTCTTCCGGCGTGATGTCGTTGTATTTTCCCATCTCATAGCGTGGGATATGATACGACAACTGCTCCAGTACTCTCTCCTCCAGAATGTCGTGCTCTACTTCATAAGCTCCAATAGAAATGATCCAGAGTGCTTCTGATGTACCGACAAGCAGATCGTTATCTTCGTCCGTCATTCTATCCGTAACTTGTCTTGCTGTCCAACCATGATTTTTGATGTAACGCATAGCATCTTCAACGCCTTCTTTATATTCCTGATATGTAAGATCATCTTCTGCTCTCATGTTACCTACCTCGTTCTTCCTGCCCATGGCTTGTTTTTATTTTTTTCTGCCTGCTTCTTCGCATTCGATACTGCATTTACCTTGACATTTGGAAAGTTCTCTTTAAACTGCTGCATAACTCCTCGACAGCTTTCGCACATACAGCGTTCTGACAACAAGTTAAGTGTATGTTCTTTTCCATCTCCTGCAGCTGATGCTGCATATTCAAACAGTTTCGCTTCACTATCACCAAATCTGTCATGATTTCCCACAACCGTTGTTTTAAATTTAGGCGATTTTGTTTGTAAAACAAGAGTTGTTTTGTCTCCTTTAAAATTGGTATATGCTGAATCTCCTTCTTCATCCAACTGACTATTTCCAAACTTTGTAACGCCGTCAAATTCCATAACTGCAATATTACCTTTTCTTTTTGCAGTTCCAGTGAAAAGCTCTGTCTTCGTCTGAAATGCTTTCTGATCCAGTTCGTAAATCTTGGATGGGGACATTTCACCGGAATCAACATCGTACAGTCTTACAACCGAATATCTATGCTGTAGTTCGTCCCACTTCTCAGGATCATTATACTTCATCTGCCTGAAATCCGCAAGACTTCCGGCATCTTCTTTCAGCACTTCCTTGTACCGTTTGTACTGGTTCGAATCAATCTTTGCGTTTCGTATCATCTCCGGTGTATAGCGTGCGTTCTGCTGTTTCGTGTTGGTCGCTACCTTGCCCAGTCCATCCTGATAGATTCGTTCACGCTGTTCCACAAGTCCCATTTTCTTGCTAAACTGCTTATACTCGTTCAGCTGTCCCTGGTACTTTGCTTTTTCCAGCATGATGTCATCCTTGTCAGCTCCTGCCTCTTCTAACAGCCGAATCTTCTGACGCTGGGCACGCATGGCGGTCTCCATCTTCCTCTGCTGCTGGGTCTGCTCGTAGGCATTGAGCTGCTTACCGTTCCATTCTTTTGTCTGGGCTTCCCTTTTGTTCTGCTCTTCCAGCCAGTCATCCGGATAGAGACGTTCGGAAACGCCAGGAATGAACGGGTGGAACGTATGCCGGCAGTTGGCACCACACAATCCTGTGACGGTTCCGTATCCGCAGACCGTCCCTAATTCCTTCTTGCTGAACACCCTGCCCTGCCATGTCTGGTGATCTGGTCTTGCACATGGGTGCCAGGACACTTCAAAATACTCTGTATCGATTTTTTCTGCGTTGTGCTCACTGACCTGTGCCGTGATCTGGTTCACGCCCGTAAGGACGGCTCTGCGTGCTGCCACGTCTGCCCGGTTCGTATGCCCGGAAGCATAATCCACCACCCTCAGCCCGCTGTTCGTCATCTGGGTGACGACTTTCCGGATCGCCGAGTTGTAGTCTGTGCCGCCCGTCACAACGTCCTGGATGGCCGTGTCAACGTATTTCTGGTAGTACTCGGCAAATGGTGTGAACACCCGCTTTCCTGCCAGCAGAATCGAAAATCCGTAGCTCTGTGCCATATTGACAAGCTCATTCTTCGTCTGTTTCTTTGTCGCTTCTGTGAGCTGTTGCAGCCATTTGTTATCCTCCGGCGTCAGGAAATCATCATTGACCTGTTCATAGATCTCCCGGTTGCGGACGTATTCCCATTCCGCTACCTTGTCATACATCTCAAACATTTCTGCCCA